CCGGAAACGAAATTCAAGTTTTATGAGGCCTCTCAGGCAGCTTCGATTGAGTCTAAACGCTCATCTGGCGGCTCGAAGGGTCACATAATCCGAGACTATTTCGGTCCTACGGAAGGATCTATCGGGTTATATTCTGATCAAGAAGATCTTTTCCAAATGGAAGAAGTAAGACCAGGGATCACTGAAATCGGACGAGCCTTTGTGGCACCTATTAACGAAGGAGACATTTTACGTCAAATTCGAATCCTCGCGAGCGAGAACTTAATTGTTCGAGTTTGTGCGGTTTTAGAGCCTCTAAAGGTCCGTCTGATTACAAAAGGTGAATCTTGGCCTTATTACTTCTCTCGCTTTTATCAGAAATTTCTGTGGAGATACCTTCAAAGGTTCCCTCAGTTTTCTCTAACTGGGCGAGTTTTACAAGAAAATGATCTCTATGAGATGCTAGAAAGGGAGAAGACCTTGGATCTAAATTTTCAAAACGATCCGGACTCATTCTTCGTTTCCGGGGATTATTCAAACGCAACTGATAATTTGAACCTCTATTTCACCAGAGAGACTTTTGAAGCCTCTCTGAGGAAATCGGGGCTCAATTCAGAGCAGATGAACATTCTCCGAAGCGTTATTTATGAGCAACTTCTGACTTATTCCTCCGAGAAGGATCCTTTAACTGGCGAGTTTCAACAATTTAAACAACGAAATGGACAACTCATGGGTTCAACCTTGAGTTTTCCGATTCTTTGTATTGTAAATCTCGTCTGTTATTGGAAGGCCCTCGAAAGATATTTGTCGGATCGAGCAGGTGTCCAGATTCGAATTAAAATTAAGGATCTTCCCGTTCTAGTGAATGGTGATGACATAGGCTTTAGAGCGAACTCACGGTTCTACCACTATTGGGTTGAAGAAATCTCGAATGCTGGTTTTGAGCTCTCTCTGGGAAAGAATTACTGTTCTCGAAATTATCTAACGATAAATTCTCGAATGTTCTACTTTTCCATGAAAGGCAAGATTCCGGACTTTGAAGAAGTCGGATACCTCAATGTGGGACTTTTACAGAATACCGTGGTGGATCGAAGAAGAGGGGCTGTTAGACCGATATACGACAATTACAATGAATTGATCTCTAGGTGCAATAATAAAATCTTTGCACACAGGAGGTTCTTCCACTATAACTTTGATGTTATCCAAAGAGTTACGGGTGATGGTGAATTTAATCTTTTCATCTCCCCTTATCTTGGTGGTCTTGGCTTTCAACCCTGTCCTGAAATAATGGACCATATCCATATTACCTCTTTCCAGAGGAGGTTTGGATCTTATCTCTTGAATCGCCTCCGATCAGGCCTCAGAACTTCAGAGGCTCTGTCGGAATTTTATTCTAGCCTACTTAAAATCTATAATCCGGATTTATCGGATTCTTCCTATAAACCAATCAGAAAACATCATTTTGGGAACTATAAATTAGTTGATTTGTTTGGTCCTCTGGACGAGTTTCGACGTGATGTTTCCGAGCTTGAATTTGCTGGACCTATTATGGCTACCAATCCCCTTCCTTCCAAAACACTCGATTTGAAGTTTCCTTCGAATCGTCTGCTTCGGGATTTCAGGACCTCTGTTTATGTGAATAAACTGAGTTTACGGCAGCTTTATAGGCCCTCGAGAATTCTTACTCAGAATCTTCGCCTGGTCGAAGTTATTGACCCTTTGTCGGAGAGAACATCAGAACTTCTGGATAAGAAGTCTCCGTTCACGTCTATGGCTGTCTATTCTTCGGATATTAATTAAGATCTTTATTAATATCCATTAAACATCCGATAAGAATAAATCCTATCAGAATGAATAAACAACAACAACAACAAAAGTCAAAGACCCAGAAACTCCATTCGGTTGCCGCCGCCTATAACAAGCCGGCTGTTAACTCGAAACCGAGAATATCGGGCAATCCAAACAAATCCGATTCGTGCGTTCGTGTAACTCACCGTGAGTATCTTTCTGATATTCTCGGTTCGACTGCATTTACCGCAACACCTTTCGCTATAAATCCTGCTTTAGTAGCAACCTTTCCATGGCTTGCTCTTATGGCAAGTCTCTTTGAGTCATACCTTTTTCGAAAACTATGGTTCGTTTACGAGCCCGCGTGTGGTTCTACCACACAAGGATCCGTTCAACTCGCTATTGATTTCGATGCTGCCGATCCACCACCAACCAACAAAGCGGCAATTATGAGCTATCATAATGCTGTTCGGGTGGCTCCGTGGGAATCCATCGCATACAAGGCAACCTCTAAAGATCTGGCCAAATTTGGCATCCAGCGGTTCACGAGGGCTGGGGCTGTTCCTAATACCGATATTAAAACCTATGACGTCGGAAACTTCTTCATTGCAGTTTCAAACGCCACTGGCGCTGTTCCTTTTGGGGAACTTTATGTCGAGTACGAGGTCGACCTCTATACACCTCAAGGGGCGATTGCTTCCTACGTCTCTTCTGGTCAATGGTTACTCTCGGGTGGTACAAGTGTTAATGTGAATACTCCTTTCGGAACTACTCCCATTAACCAATACACAAATCCGAGCTTTCCCATTACCATAATCGTCGGAGGAAACAACCTCCTCTTCCCTGTTCCTGGACAATGGCTTGTCTCGACGGTACTCCAAGGTGGTACAACGACCCAGAGTCAGTTCCAAGTATTAACTGGAACTGGAACAGTTCAAACTGTCTCTGGTGTTAACACTTCTGGTTACGTCGCAATTCTTGGAACCTCTGTTCCAAACACCGTCTTTCAATGGATTATAGCTAATGGCACGTTCACCGCTTCTGCGATACGAATCGCCACATATCCACTACCCTTGGCCTAAGAAAGGATTATTTGAGGGCAATACTTGGAATAGTTGTGATAGGACTCGAAAACGCGTA